AAATATTGCAGTAAAGTGTCTTTTTAAACTAGGAATAATATGCTACAAAAATTAGGTTTTGCTCCAGGATTCAACAAACAAGTTACAGAAACAGGGGCCGAAGGTCAATGGTTTGACGGTAATAATGTTCGTTTTAGATATGGTAGTCCAGAAAAAATAGGCGGTTGGGATCAGTTAGGTGAAGATAGTTTAACTGGTGCTGCACGAGCTCTACATCATTGGGACAATAATGCTGGTATTAAATATGCAGCCATAGGTACAAATAGAATGCTATATGTTTACTCTGGTGGTCAATTCTATGATATTACTCCAATAAGAACAACTATTACTGGTGTTGTGTTTTCATCTGATTCTGGAACACCAACAGTTACAATTACATTCCCAAGTCCTCACGGTATGCAAGCTGACGATATTGTATTGTTTACTGGAGTTAGTGGGGTAACTGGATCATCTACTTTTAATGATGCTTCTTTTGAAGATAAAAAATTTATGGCAACTTCTGTGCCGACTGCTACAACAATTACAGTTACAATGCCTGCTAATGAATCAGGCACTCCATTAAGTCTTACAGGAGATGCTACAGGACAACCTTTTTACGCTGTGGGTCCTGCACAACAATTAGGTGGGTTTGGTTGGGGTACAGCAAATTTTGGCGGAACTGCTTCGGGTATCGCAACAACTACTTTATCAACAACACTTCCAGACGATGCTACTACGACTGTAGTTGTAGCCAGCTCGACTGCATTTCCTGCTTCCGGAGAAATTAGAATTGGTACAGAGGATATTAGTTATACAAACAATGATACGGCAACAGGGACATTGAGTGGAGGAGCGCGAGCAGTTAACGGAACTACAAGAGCAGCCCATACTGCTGGAGTAACTGTAAGCAATATTTCTGATTATGTAGCGTGGGGTGAATCATCTACAGACGATGTAACTATTGATCCTGGTTTATGGGTCCTTGATAATTATGGTACAAAATTAATTGCACTTATTTATAACGGCGCTTGTTTTGAGTGGGATGCTCAACCGACAAACGCTACTTCACTTAGAGCTACAATTATACCGAATGCTCCTACTGCATCTAGACATGTATTAGTTTCTACACCAGATAGACACTTAGTATTTTTTGGAACAGAAACAACTGTTGGTGATTCAACAACACAAGATGATATGTTTATTAGATTCTCTTCTCAAGAAAGTATTGATCAAACAGATTCATACACAGTGACTGCAGAAAATACTGCTGGTACACAGAGGTTAGCTGCCGGATCAAAAATAATGGGAGCTATTAAAGGTAGGGATGCAATTTATGTTTGGACAGATACTGCTATATTTTTAATGCGTTTTGTTGGTGCACCTTTTACATTCTCTTTTGAACAAGCTGGAACTAACTGCGGATTGATAGGTAAGAATGCTTGTGTAGAAGTTGATGGTAGTGCTTACTGGATGTCAGAAAATGGTTTCTTTACATACGATGGTCAATTAAAATCTATGCCTTGTTTAGTAGAAGATTATGTTTACGATGATATTAATACTACCTCTAGAGATTTAATTAATTGTGGATTAAATAATTTATTTACAGAAGTTAATTGGTTCTATTGTAGTAATGGAGTAAATCAAATTGACAGTGCAGTCACATATAATTACTTGGAATCTACAAATAAAAGACCTGTATGGAGCGTAAGCAATATAACTACAGAAACTAATTCTTCAGGTGCTTCTGTAAAAGTAGGTGTTCCTAGAGCTTCTTGGTCAGACTCTGCTGTATTTAATAAACCTCATGCAAATTATTATGACCCTGACAATAATAGTTCTTATGACGTGCAGGGTAATACTGACGGTAGTACAGTATACTACGAACATGAAACAGGTACTGATCAAATTAATGCTGGTGGAGTTATTACTCCTATAAAAGGAGTAATTACTTCTGGTGATTTTGATATTACTCAAAAAAGATCAAGCACAGGACAAACAGTAGGAATGCCAGACATAAGAGGTGATGGAGAATACATTGCAAAAATTAATCGTTTTATACCAGATTTTTTAGAACAGACAGGTGACACAAGAGTTTCATTAATAACGACAGATTATCCAAACAATACTTCTGTTGTTAAAAATTTTGACATAACTAGAACTCAAACGAAACAAGACACAAGAGTTAGAGCTAGAGCTATTGCATTAAGAATATCTAATATATCTAGTTCACAAAATTGGAAACTAGGTACATTTAGATTAGATATACAACCAGACGGAAGGAGAGGATAATGAATAGTTCATATTTTTTTGGAAACAGAGTTGGTCTTAATAAAGGCGGTAGAGCTTCTTTTAACACAGGAGGTCCAGGTTTTTATAATGAAGCAGACCAAAAGCTGTACGAAGATTTTCAATTTTTACCACAAGAACAATACAGATTAGGTTTAGGTAATACTACAACAACTAAACCAAGCGACGTTGAACAAACCGGTATTATGACTCAAGTCCCTAGTAGTGGTATATACATACCACCTTATGAAAGTGAAGATTTTAGAGGTGGTAATGGTGGTGGTGATGATGATGATGATAGTCCTACTAATGCAGGTATAACTAGTAAAATGGGTATAGCTGGAAATTTATTAGGATTTATGACAAACCCTATTGCTTTTGGTCTTACTAAAGCATTTCAAGCTTTTAGACAAAATAAAGAAGATAAAAAAACTTTAAAAGATATTGAAACAAACACCGTACCAGGTGTACGAAATGACCCCAATACAGTTGGTGGTAGTAGTAGAGACGCAGAAACAGGGGGATCATTTGGTAGTTCAGTAAATGAAGCTACTGGCGCAAGAGGATCGGGAACAGGTTTCTCGGATTATTCATAATGGCAAAAATTGTACAATCATTAACTAGAGCAAGTAAAGAATATGATGAAAAAACTTTTCAGTCTTTAGTAAGAGATCTTGATGGAGTTATTAATAAATTAAATACTACATTTCAAGAACAGTTAAAACAGGAGATAGAAGCTAGAGCTTTCTTTTTAGAATAATGGCAACAGTAAATCAGTATAAATTTAAAGGTGTAGATAATAGTACAACAGGTAGTGCACTTACACCTTTTGGTTCAGGTGTTCCTGAAGTCAATGAAACAATAGTTATTAAATCAATATTAGTTACATCAGCTGGTACACCAACAGTGACTATTACAAACAATAGTATTACAGCTATTAAATCAGCACAATTAACAGCTAATACTACAACAGAATTATTAACCCAACCGTTAATAGTAGAAGGTGGTAAAACCTTTACAGTACAAGCAAGCACATCAGACTCGTTTGATGTAGCTATTAGCTACCTAAACATTAAAAAGGAGAAAACAGACTAATGAATAAAGACATACCGACAATAGTTCCAGAAGAAGTAATTACAACATATAGACACAAGGTAACTGGAGAGGTTTTTAAGGAAAGAAAAGACTGGGAAGCCAAGGGTTTTAAGAACGAAGACATGGCACAGGACGTAAAAGTCGTTATGCCAACACTTGATTTGTTCGCAGAAACAAAGTAAAACGAATAAACTAGGATAAAATTATGGCAATTTCAAGAATGCAACAACCAAGACAAATGTATGGACTAGGTAGTATCGTTAAGAAAGCGGTACGAGGCGTTAAAAAAATCGCTAAAAGTCCACTAGGTAAAGCTGCTATCATAGGTGGCTTAGGTATGTATGGTACTGGAACCGGTCTTTTTGGAAGTAGCGGAATGTTTTCTGGTGCAAAAGGCGCGGGCTTTCTTAGAGGTCTAGGAAATTTAGGGGCTAGAAATATGATGAACACAGGACCTTTACGTGGAACCTCTGCTGGTAAAGGTTTTTTTTCTAGAGCTCTTACAGGAGGTAAAAATTTATTTGGTGGTATGTCCACAGGTCAAAAAATATTTACAGGTTTAGCAGGTACAGCTTTAGCTGCACCTTTTATAGCAGGTGGACCAGAAGAAGTAGTAGAAGAAGCTGAAGACCAAATAGATGTTGATGCAATTAAACAAAGTGCAAGAGATTTTTATATGGGTAAAGGTGGTAAAAATTTAAGCTTCATGCCTAAAAAAGAATACGTTGATGAAAATTTTTATGCACAACAATCAGCTGCTGATGGCGGAAGAATTGGATATTCTAGTGGACAATTAGTTAGTCCAAGTAACGATGGTTCAAGACCTGGTTATAAAGGACTTGAAAACATATTTGGTGTAAACGATGGGATGCCTCCTCGTAATACTCGTAATAAATTTGATTTTATGTTTGAAACAGGACCTATGTCAGATAGAGCAAAAGAAATTTTATCGAACATGTCTGAAGAAGATATAAAAATGTTAGAAGAACAAGGAACTCTTTTTGACTTTATTGAAAATGTAATAAAAACTCCTTTTATAATTAGAGGTGGAGACACAGAATACAAAGCTAACGGCGGAAGAATTGGATATGCAATGGGTGGAAACACTGATGATGAAGATGAAGTAGTAAGAATGACTGCAGGTCAAAGAATAATGCCGAGAGCTACATTTTTAAATATGGGTGGTGGTGCAGGTCAAGCTCAAGCAGAACAAATGCTTATGGCAGAATTTGTAAAATATAAAAACCAAGGTGGAGATTTATCTTTTGAACAATTTGTTAAAGCAGTAATGCAACAACAAGAACAACCTACGATGGCTGCTAATGGTGGTAGAATGGGTAAACAAGAAGGTGGAATCATGGCAACTGACGAAGCATCAGAAATGATTGACATGGGTGGCATGGAAAAAGATTATAGAGATGAAGGTGGTTTTGTAGCAATGGGTGGCGAAGAAAGAGCTGATGATGTACCTGCAAGATTATCTAGAAACGAATTTGTATTTACTGCAGACGCTGTAAGAAATGCAGGCGGTGGAGATATAGATAGAGGATCTGAGGTTATGCAAAACTTAATGGATAACTTAGAGCAAGGCGGACAAGTTTCAGAAGATTCACAAGGTTTAGGTGGTGGAGAAGAAATGATGTCTGAAGAAATTATAGAAGAACCAGACGGAGCGCAAGCAATGTATGAACAACAACAAGCATTACAATCAAGGATGATATAATGGCAATACAAGATTTTATAGAACCAGCAGTAAAAGATTACGCAACACAGGCAACGGCCACTTATTCGGCACCTATTGATACAAGTAAATTTACTGGTAGACAATTTGTTGCGGGACAAGATCCTATGCAAACACAAGCAGCAGCACTTGCTACACAAGGTGTTGGTTCTTATTCACCATACTTACAAGCAGCACAAACTGCACAGACAGCAGGAGCCGGGGCTCTGGGACAATCAGCACAAACCGTTGGTGGCTTAAGTGCTTTAACAGGACCACAAGCTTACCAACCTTTTATGTCTCCGTATCAATCACAAGTTATTGATGCAACATTATCTGAATTTGATAAATCAAGATTAGCAGGACAACAACAAATTAGAGATGCCGCAGTTGGTTCTGGAAATTTTGGTGGTGGTAGAGAAGGTGCTATGATGGGTCAATATAATGCAGACTCACTAGCAGATAGATCAGCACTACAAGCACAAATGTTACAACAAGGATTTGGTCAAGCAAATCAACTAGCACAACAAAATTTTTTAAATCAAGGCGCTATTGCAAGAGAACAACAAGGACTAGCTGGTGCATACGGAAATCAAATGAACCAACAGTTTGGTTTATCTGACTTTGGTAGAATGGGTATGGGTCAAGATATTAATGCACTAGGATCTTTAGGTGCAGTTAATCAAGGTCAACAACAAGCATTATTAACGGCTGATCAACAAGCAGCGCAGACTGGAGCGTATGAACCTTACGGAAGATTATCACAATATGGTAGCGCATTAACTGGTTTAGCTGGTGGATACGCAGCACCACAATATTCAGAACCACAACAATCAAGTCCTTTCCAAACAGCATTAGGTACAGCTATGGGTCTAGGTGGATTGTATGGTAAAATATTTAAATAGGTAATTATGAAAACTTTAAATAGACCAATGTTCAAATACGGCGGCCCTATCAAAGAGGGTGTTATGAACGGTATTAGAGAGCCTAAAAAGAATGGTGGTTTAAGTAAACAATTTAATACAGGTTTAGTTGGTGATGAAAGATATCCTAAGACAGATGGTAGAGAGCACCACTACTTATTCTTACCAGCAATGGGTATGGCAGCATTAAGAGCGTTAGCGCCTAGAGCAATTGCAGCAGGAGCAAAAGCTTTTGGTAGAGGACTTGCAACTTCACCAGGTAAAGGCACAACTGCCTTTGGTAAAGGTCTTACTAAAATGGAAAGATTAAAAAATTTATTACCAAGTGGTAGATTTAGAAATATAGAGACTCCTACAATGAGTAAAGGTGCTTCTTTTCAATATAAACCTGCACCTTTAAGTATTAAAGAATCTTTAAGAAGTCCTGAAATAATAGGTAGAGCAATAAGAGAAAATCCATTTACTGCTTTTGGAGTTGCAGGACAGGTCAAAAATATACCTGACATAGCGGGTGGTATTTTTGACGTTGGAAAATCTGCTGTTCAAGGTGGAACAAATTATCTTTTAGGAACTGAGTTTGGTAAAAATAAATTACCAGAAAAAGATATTAACAAAGACCCTAACTTAGGAAAAACAACAAAAGAATTAGGGAAAACAACAAGTACAAATACAAATCCAGATGGATCACCTGTTGTACAACTAACTGACAAAGAAAAACGTTCTCAACAGATACAAAAATATAGAGACATCATGGATATAAAAAGCATGAACAAAGGTGCTGCATATGATTCATTAATTGCAGCTAGTCAAGCTGTCAATCAATCTGGTGATTTTAAAGGTGACCTTAAGTCTGGTAAATTAATTAATCAAATTATTCAATCAACTAGTAAAGCTTTTGATAAACCAGCTAAAACTAAAGATGCTATTGACTCTCTTATACTTAAAGCAGAAATTGAAAAAGATATAAAAGCATCAGATCCGTCTAACGAAATTCTTAATAGACTTAGAGAAGTTCAAATTAAAAAAGGTTTAAAAGACATAGAGGGTGGAGATTTTGCAGAAAACGTAGCTATAGCTACTAAATCAGGAGCTTCTGGACAATCTATATTTGATCAAGCAGCCGGATTAACTGTTGATGATTTTAGGGGTAACTTAATTACAAAAACAGATATGGATAAAGTTATTAAAAAAGCAAAAGAGAGTGGTGAAATGGATGAACAAGAAATTGTTGTTTCTTATACAAATACAATAATTGAAGGTAAAGAGGTACCTGATGGAAACTATACTGTAGGAAAAAATTTAATAACAATTCAAGATGGTAAAGTTTTTGATATCAAATAGGTAGGTAGCATATGGCATCTAACTTTGACTATTCAGCATACGTAAATACAGCACAAGATAATAATAAAGTAGGGACAATAGAATCTATGCTATCAGGTGTAGCATCTGGTTTAATTGCAATACCAAAAGGATTTTTTTCTTTAGGTGCAAGTCTTATGGACCTAGGTGTTAACAGTGGTAAAGCTGCTGCCGTAGAACAATGGTTCGATGACCTTACAGAATTTGATGAAAAAGCAGAAGCAACAGCTGCTGGTAAAATTACAGAAGCATTAGTAAACATAGGTATACCTGGTGGTCTAGCATTTAAATCTGCTAGCGGTATGGCAAAGACTGCAATGCTTGCAGGTAAAAATAAAAAATATGTTAAGTTATCTAATAAAGATTTAATTGGTGCAGCGGATGAAGCATTGGAACTTACAGCTAAAGGTAAAGGTAGACAATTTATTGCTGGTGCAATAGGTGGTGGTATTGGAGAAGGTGTATTTGTAGGTGATGCAGAAAAAATTGGTACGTTTGGAGATCTTCTTGGCGGCCCCACAGCAATAGATAGGAGCGACACTGATCCAAATGCAACAAGAGAAATATTAAATAGAATTAAATTTGGTACAGAGGGTGCATTGTTTACAGGTGTTTTGAGTGGTGCAGGTACAGTTATTAAAAAAATAACAAACAGGAACAAGGGATTAGACACAGCTAACTCTGAATTAGATAGATGGATAGATAAAGTTGCATCAAAATTTAGATCACGTAGTGGTACAACACAAGAATTTTTTGATATACAGAGAGGAAGTATTGGGGCACAAGCTGCTGATGCAAACGTTGCAAGAAATTTATCTAGAGAACTTGATGTAGATATAGATAAATTATTTCCTCCAATACGTACTGTATTTAATAAACAATCTGCAGGTGATAGAACTACATTTTTAAGTGAAGTAAATGATGCATTGGTGTCTGGTAATCCTACATTAACTCGTGAAGGAGAAAAACGAATTTTAAATGCAGAAGGTAAAAAATTATTTTCTGCAACGTCACCCGAAGCTGAAGATTTAATTATACAAAGAATGAAAGAAACAGATCTAAATAAATACACACAAGTAATAGATAGCAATAGAATGATTGCACAATTTGGAGATATGGATGCTGCTATGGTACAAAAAGTAAGGGACAAAATTAAAGAATTTGCACCTAATGCACAAGCTGCTGAAGAATTAGAAAAATCTATTCTTGGTGGACTGTCTGTTATGAGAAGTAAATGGGCAAACTTGTTCACTAAATTAGGTGGCGCTTTAGATCCAGAAGATTTAGTAAAATTTAAAGATGCATTTAGTAGAAAATTTAAAGGATACCTTGGTGCTACATATGATATTTTTCAAGACAAAAGTATTTTACCATGGTTAAAATATAAACCTGCAGCTGAAGCTATAGAAAATGCTAAAACATTATTTAAATCTAGTGCAAAAGAAGCAGGTAAAGATCTTACAGATCTAGAAGCAGAGCAAATTGTAAACAATGTTCTTAAAACTTCTGGCTTACCTAAAGGTTTAAGAATGGATAAACCCTCTGATGCATTATTTAATATACCAGACTTTTTTGTAAACAGAACAACATTAGACGATGCAGTTAAACGTGGTGGTATTGGAAGAATATCTATTGCGGATTTAGGTTCTGCAGCAGATAGAAAAGTATTAAATGATTTGTTTGGTAAACAAAAAAATCCTATGCAAACAATGATAGGTGGTATGGCTAAACTATCTTTAATTACAAGACGTAATTTATTTTATGATGATTTAATTAAAAAAAATGATGAAGTAGCAGAAGCATGGAGAAACGCAGCTGACAAACAAACTGTGTCACAACCGATGTTTGCTAGATCAGAAGCAGAAGCTAGAGCATTTTTTGGTGATGACTATAGAAGAATACAACCTATAGATCCTGCACAAACTTTAAACGTAAATATACAAGCGGGTTCAAGTAATCCTTTTGGCGATATTGCAAAACCTTTTTTTGCAAGATCAGGAATAGCTGATGCTATGGAAAAAACTTCTTTAACAACACAAAGCTCAGGTATACTCGGAAGAATTTACGAAAGTCTAGTATTATATCCTAAAGCTACATCACAAATTGCTAAAACAATTTTATCACCAGTAACACACTTACGTAATTTTGTAAGTGCTGGAGCTTTTGCTGCAGCAAATGGTATTTTACCAGCAGCAGACTTAGGTGCAATCAAACAAGCATACCAAGCATTACAAACACCACTTAAGGGGACAAGACAACAGAATGAATTATACCAAGAATTATTAGAGTTAGGGGTTGTAAACTCTAACGTAAGACTTGGTGATTTATCCAGACTATTAAGAGATGTAAACTTTGGTGAAACTATGACGTCTGATAAAGGTATGAGATTACTATTAAAACCTTTATCAAAATTAAAATCTGTGTCACAAGATTTATACACAGCTGAAGATGACTTTTGGAAAATATATTCTTGGGCTATAGAAAAATCTAGATTAGAAAAAGCATATGAAAAAGTTGGTTTAGTTAGAGGACAATCTTTTAAACGTAATGGTGTTGATGTCAGATTAGATGAAAATTTTTTTAAACAAGAAGCTGCTGACATTGTAAGAAACAATATACCTAACTATGATTATGTGTCTGATTTCGTACAGGGTTTAAGAAAATTACCTATTGGTAACTTCGTATCTTTCCCAGCAGAAATAGCTAGAACAGGTACAAATATTGTAAGAAGAGCATTAAGAGAAATAAATGAATCAGTAACGTTAGCTGATGGTACAGTTGTAAAACCTATGGAAGGTATTGGATATACTAGATTATTTGGTTTTACCACTACAGTTGCAGCTATACCAGTAGCTACAACAGCAGCATTCCAGGCTTTGTATGATGTTACAGATGAGGAAAGAGAAGCAATTAGAAGGTTTGCAGCTCAGTGGTCAAAAAACTCTACACTGTTACCTATTAAACAAGAAGACGGTAGCTTTAAATATATAGATTTTAGTCATGCTAATGCATATGACACATTAATAAGACCTCTACAAACTGTAGTTAACGCTGTTCAAGACGGTAGAACAGATCAGGATGGTATGATGGATGACTTTGCAAAAGGTTTATTCACAGCCATGTCTGAATTTGGTCAGCCATTTATATCTGAATCTATTTGGACTGAAGCTGCGTTAGATATTATTGCAAGAGGTGGTAGAACAAGAGAAGGTTTCCAAGTTTATAGTGACCAAGATACAGCAGGAGATCGTAATAGTAAAATTATGGCTCACTTAGTTAAAGCGCAAATGCCTTTTTCTTTTGATCAATTAAAAAGATTAGATAGATCTATAGAATCAGTTGACGTATTAACTAAAGGTAAATTTGATAAGTACGGACAAGAGTTTGAATTTGGTGATGAGTTTGGTGGACTGTTTGGTTTTAGAGCTGTTAATGTAAATCCAGAAAGAACAATGAACTTTAAAGTTGCTGGCTTTCAACAAGGTATAAGGGATTCAAGATCATTATTTACTAGAGTTGCACTAAAAGGTGGTCCGGTTGAACCTAGAGAAGTTGTTGATGCATACATAAATGCTAACCGTGCTATGTTTGGTGTAAAGAAAAATTTAAAAGCAGATATGGATGCTGCAAGACTATTAAATATATCTGAAAGTGGTTTTTATGGTGCGTTAGATAGAATATCATCAAGAGAAGTTAACGCACTAGAAGAAAATATATTCAGACCCTACACTGTGTCTACAGAAGTACAAAGAGCATTTGTTGAAAATGCAGAAAGAATAGGAATGTCTAATCCTTTTGATGCTGCAGCAGATACGATTGCTGAACTTCAATCACAATTTTCTGATCTTAGTTTAACGCTTGCAGAGTTCCCTGTATTTGCAAACCCATTAATGCCTATTATGCAGGACACACCATTAACACCGACAAGCTTGAACCTACCTGGAGTTAACGCAGAAGCGGTAGCATCACAAGTACAAGGTGGTAACTTTAGTGGCTTGACAAACCAACAAAAATTTAATTTACTCTTTCCCAATGGCTAACAAAGATAACGCATTACAGAGAATAGATTCTCATGAAAAACTGTGTCGAATTATGCAGAAGCAAACGCATGATAAAATACTGAAGCTTGAGCATCAAATTAACCGCGTAGAAAGCATCTTATTAGTCTCTGTTGGAGCATTGATATCGGGTATGGCTTATGTTATATTTGCTCTAATTATTTCACAATAAAAACTATGCAACTTTCAAAACATTTTACTCTTAAAGAGATGACTCGTTCAATGACCGCGCAACGTAAGGGTATTGACAATACACCAGGGTCCGGGGAAATTAAAAGCCTGGGAGATCTGTGTTATGAGGTCTTAGAGCCGCTACGAGCACACTTCGACAAGGCTGTTACGATTACCAGCGGATACCGCTCAGAAGCGCTCTGTGAGGCTATAGGCAGCAAAAAAACGTCACAGCATGCCAAGGGCCAGGCGGTCGACCTAGAAATATTTGGCGTGCCCAACATTAAGACAGCTTACTGGCTACAAAATAACGTGGATTTTGATCAATTGATCATGGAATACTTTGACAAAGATGATCCAGCAGGCGGATGGGTCCACATTAGCTATCATGAATCTGGATCAAACAGAAAACAAGTTCTTACTTTTGATGGTAAAAAATACACTGAAGGTCTTCCAGATATGGAATGGAAAGACGGCAAAGTTGTTGGTTAAATCCAGTCTTTTAGTTCTTCACCCATAATCTGACTAGCTATATTAACTTTCTTTTTAAGAGCCTTAACAATTCTAGCATCAACAGTATCTTCACAATAAATATCTATATAAGTCATAGGAAAATTTTGTCCTATACGATCTATTCTTGCTTCTGATTGTTGTCTTTTCTCAAGGTCATAACCATTAGAATAATATACCATAGTAGATGCTGCAGTTAATGTAATACCATAACCACCTGTTTGTGTTGTACCAACAAAAAATCTTACCGATGAGTTTGGATCTTGGAATTTATTAATATTAGATTGACGATCACCCATAGGTGTTAATCCATAATAATCTACAAAACTATTTTCGCCAAACTTTTTAGATATCTCCCGGATTATCCTATTAACATCTCTTTGCCAGTGAGCCCATATGACAACTTTACCTTCAGTCTCTTCTAATACATTCATTAGTTCTGGTAATCTGTTTGAGTCTAAGTCTTTGATAGTCCCATCATCAGCTGTAAAATGACCACAAGTAATTTGCTGTAATCTCATCAATTGAGTCATAACTGTAGCTGTAGTCATCATTTTACCGTCCATTTGTGCAAGAGCTAAATTTTTCATCTGTAAATATAGTTTCTTTTGATCTGGTGTAAGTGTGACTAGACGTTTAATAAATGTTTTAGGGGGTAAATCTAAACAATCTTCTTTTAATACTCTATAAGAAAAAGCTTTTAGTTTTTCTGACAACTCTGGAAGATGTTGATAACCAGTTACAATTTGTACAGACCTACCACCAAAGTTTGCTGTTTTCATTTTAGCGTATCTAGTTCTAAACGTATAATAAGAAGTGTGTCCTAGTAATTCTTTTTTAAGAAACTCGCATTGTTTAAATAAGTCTAACGGTGATTTAGTTACAGGAGAACCTGTGAGTATTCTTTTATAAGGTGCATATTCACCAAGAGAACAGATGTGTTTACTACGTTTAGCGTCTGGATTTTTTATAGTTGTAGACTCATCTATAGCCATCATAGTTCTATGACATCTTAAAAATTTAGCTGCAAACTCTACACCTTTCTTAGTAGATAATGCTTCTACGTTCATATTTAAAATATGTAAATCTTCTCCAGGGACAAATAGTTTGTCTAATTCTTTTTGTTGTTTTTTATTAATCATTGCCTGCCACAATACTGCCGTATGGTCTATGTGATCAGGTAAGTGTGTAGGGATTTCTCCATCATGCCAATTTTTATAAACACCTTTAGGGGAAATAATTAATACACCATTAATCTTTCCAGCGTCATACAACATAGCAATGTTATCAATTAACACTTTTGATTTACCAGTACCCATTTCCATAAAATAAGCAAAGTAAGGTTTTTCCCATGAAAGCTCTAATGCTTTTATTTGATGTGCATAAGGCTTAGTCTTAAATCTATAATCCATAATTTTTCTTCTTTCTAGTTGACAAAATATATAGAACATCCTATATGTAATGTCAATGACAGAAAGCAAAAAAATAGTATATGTAATTCAAGAGTTACCAGGTACAAAAGCAGGTGCTCCTAAAATTAATATTATGAGTGCAAAGAGACATGGTGAGTTTAAATTTTTACTACCAGAATTTTCGCAAATAATATTTTCACCAGGACCACTTATTTTTAAACTTAGGAATTTACTTAAAGATTATACTCCAGAAGATTATTTATTATTGACTGGCGATCCTGCAATTATAGGTGTAGCTTGTTCTATTGTTTCTGACATGACTAACGGAAGATACAATCTATTAAAATGGGACAAGCAAGATAGAATATATTATCCGATTTCAATTAACCTACACGAGAAAGGAAAAGTACAAGATGAGTAAAAAAATAGTTTTATACACCTACTCCAGCAATTGGGGTATACAAGATTGCGGTGGTGTTGACGATGGGGCAAATCCTAATATGCCTCATGAGTTTCAAGTTAAAGAATCACATAACATGCTTGATGTTATGCCCGGTGATCAATTTAGTATACCAAAAGATGAGTATCCAGATAAACTTCTTAATATGGTGGGGCCAGATTGTGACATTGTTTTAGTAAATCCTAAAGGAGTAAAAAATATATGAGTAATATAAATTTTGAGGCTGATCAAAGAGAAGATCTAGACTCAGTAAATGAAGCTGGTAGTTTAGCAGAGCAAGTTGTCAAACTACAAAAACTAGAAGCAGAACTTTTAGTTAAAGAAGCAGAAGCAAAAGAATTAAAAAGAAAAGTAGATTTAGTTTCTTCTGAAGTCATACCAACTATGATGCAAGAAATGAATATATCTACATTAAAATTAGCAGACGGGACTTCAGTAGAAGTTAAACCCGTCTACGGTGCATCTATACCTGCAGATAAAAAGGAAGATGCATATACATGGCTTCGTGAGAACGGACTGGGTGACCTTATCAAAAATGAGGTAACCGTTGCTTTTGGTCGTTCCGAAGATAACAAGGCACAGCAATATGCTGTCCTTGCGCAAGGTCAAGGTTATGAACCAGTCCAGAAATTAAAGGTTGAACCTATGACACTTAAAGCATTAGTCAGAGAGCGTATTGAAAATGGACTTGATATGCCTTCTGACTTATTTAACCTGTTCACGAGCAACAGAACAAAAATAATAAGGAACAAATAATCATGAATGAAGTAACACAAAAGACGACCGCAGGTCTTCCGGCACAAAGTATGTTTGAAGATGATGCATCAAAAGGTTTAGGTAATATAAGTCAGCAAGACTTAGCCTTACCTTTTTTAAAAATCCTAGGACAGTTATCACCTGAAGTAAATAAGAGGGATGGTAAACACGTTGAAGGAGCAGAACCTGGAATGATTTTCAATTCAGTTACTGGAGATTTATACGACGGCGTAAAAGGAATAGATGTTATTCCTGCTTTCTATAAATTAGAGTATGTTGAATGGAAAGATAGAGGAGAAGGACCCGGCGCACCAGTAATGGTACACGACTCTTCTTCCGACATCATGTCACAAACAAAACCAGATGCTAACTATAAGGATAGATTACCTAACGGTAACTATGTTGAAAAGACTGCATCACACTTTGTGATCATTCAAGGAGATAGTCCACAAACAGCTTTGATTTCTATGAAATCTACTCAATTAAAAATTAGTAGAAAATGGAACTCAATGATGTCTGGTATCAAACTAAAAGGTAAAAACGGTTTATATACACCGGCATCTTTTAGCCATATTTACAAACTAAAAACTACCCAAATGTCTAATGATAAAGGTACTTGGTTCGGTTGGGAAGTTAGTAAATTGGGTCCAATAACTGACGCAAGTACGTATCAACAAGCTAAGTCTTTTTCTGAAAGCATTTCTAAAGGTGCAGTAAAAGCTAAGCATGGTGAACCGAAACCAGCGGAAAGTAAAAGCATTATATAATCCCTTAGGGGTATGTGCACAGTGCGGACCGTTAGGGAGACTGATCGGTCCGCATCGACAGGATAACTATGAGCGAAAAGTATATAAAATTTTTTGAAGGATTTGCTTTGGCCTACGGTGTGGCAGACATGTCTACACTAAAGGTTGACCCAGAAAGCAGAAAGCAGAAACCTATTTACCGATGGAACGATGAGCCTCTAACAAATGAGGTGTATCTTAATCATTTAGCAGGCACACAATCTATTGGTGTTCAACCGTGTAATGAAGAATCAGAAGCAAGGTTTGGTGTTATAGATGTAGATCCTAAAAACTATGATGACTTTGATAAAAAGTTTTTTATAGACATAATACAAAATTACAAACTACCTTTAATACCTATACTATCTAAAAGCGGCGGACTTCATCTATATTTATTTATGAGTGACTTTGTTCCAGCAGAATTAATTAAATCATTTTTAAGTAATCTATTACCATTATTTAAATTAAAACCAGACTGTGAAATAT